GAGTGCGAGTGCTGATGGATGGAAGGGCCGCTGCGTCTGTTGTTCGAACTGCGACTGATGACGAACGTTCCCGCGCCGCATGGCGATATCCTCTCCGCCCCCTCATTTTTGCGAGGTTTCCTCGTACCCGGATAGGGATATACCTGTGCGGGTGATTCTCCGAGGGAGACGGAATGGAATTGGTTGTATTTGGGTATCAGATCGTACCGGGCCGCGACGAACCCCTGGCCTTCGCGGCTTCCCTTGAGGAATGCCAGCGCGAAGCCCTATACGAGCGTGAAGAGCTTCGGCGGAATGACCCGGATATCGAACCCCTGGGGGCCATGGCCATATATCGCTTCACTTTGGCTTGGCCCGATACCGACGGGCTACTTGCGGTCTTGAACGAGAAGGCTTCGCTGCTCGATGCCATTGTTGTCGACCGTAAGCTTGTGGGTCTGGTGGCCGACTGAACGCCGAAAGTTCGTTTTCGCCCCGAGATCACATTGGATCAAGCCAGTTCGACAGGAGCACAGGTAGAATTAGTACCATCCCCGCCGGCGACATCATTCCCAGGAGGAGGAAAAAAGCCAGCGACGCAACACCCCAACACCACCAGAAGATACGAAATCTCCCTGTCGCGAGCCCCCCTGCGCATACCGCCAATGTGAGCAAGAAGAGGGTTAGATTAACTGCAAACCCTTCGACCCCCAACACCAGCAGGACATGAGGAATGATGGTCAGAAATATGGCTGTCGCAACAAGAACTGGCGCCTTCGCAGACAATTTCTGCTTCACATTGTCTTCGGGCATGGCCGTGGCGTCATCCTCACTCAAAAAGAAGCCCGCCAAAGCGGGCGAGTTTGTTGAACAAAGAAGGCCGACGGGGAACAGGCGGTGGGAACCGCGCTGCAATCAACCTCCGCGTTCAGTCCTCAAACTACAGCAATTAACGGAAGTTGCGAGTGGCGGGGAATTTTTCCACAACCTAATCAGGCAGTCGGTAGATCTCCGAGGTGTCATCGGGATCGCGCAGCCCCTTGAACGACGGATGCCGCAGCTTCCCATCATTCGTCCAAGCCCGATACTCGACCTCGGCAACCAACCCAGGGGCCGTCAGCACGAGGTTCTTCCCCGGCACCTTCACAGGCGGCACTTTCGTCTTGAGCTTGTCGAGCTGCTTCTTCAGCGACCGGGCCACATCGTGTTTGAACCCGGTCCCGACACTGCCAACGTATTTGTACCCGTCCCGGTACCGCGCACCGAGGAGGAGGCTCGCGATGGCGCCGGGAAGCGCCGTCGACGGCTCATAACCGATGATGGCGAAGTTGTCGCTCTGGATGCACTTGATCTTCAGCCAGTCCCCCGTCCGCCCGGAACGGTACGGCCGGTCGCGATGCTTGGCGATGATGCCTTCCAGGCCAAGCCGGCAGGCGTGCACGAGGAAATCACCCGGGTCTGCTTCGAGCTCTTCCGAGATCCTGATCGCCCCGCCCTGCTCGTCAAGTGTATCCTCAAGAAGGTGCCGGCGAGCCTCATATTCCAGCCCGCGCAGATCGTGCCCGTCCAAATAGAGCAGATCGAAGGCGTAGAGGATGGAGTTCCGTGACGGCAGCTTGCCGCCGGCCTTGCCGGAGGCGCCTAGGGAGTTCTGCAGCAGGCCGAAGTCCGATCGCCCCTGCTCGTCGAGCACCACTGCCTCGCCATCGAGGATCATGGTGGTAGGGCCGAGAGCCTTCGCAGCATCGGCGATGGCTGGGAACCGGTGCGTCCAGTCATGGCCGCCGCGGGTGATGATGCGGACGCCGCCGGGCTCGATATGCACAGCCAGGCGGTAGCCGTCCCACTTGATTTCGTAGGACCATTCATCGCCGTGGGGCGGCTTGCTCTTCAGGAGAGCCAGGCAAGGCTCGACCCGATCGGGCATGGGATCGAAAGGAAGATGCGGCTGCTTCGGATCGCGCCGCTTGACCGGCCGGCTTTGCAGCGGCGCAGTTCCCCCGTGCAAAAGCGGCTTGGCTCGCCTCACGATGACATGCGACGGTGGAAGCCGTCCAGAAGTTCCACGGCCCGATACAGCACTTCACCGGAAGACGGTGAATAGTCCGCCGCGATTTCCTGATGCTCCCGGTCGATCTTTTCCGCCAAACGTTCAATGTCCTTGGCGGCTTTGTCGTGGACCGCGCGCCAGATCAAGGCCGTGTAATGTAGGCTTCCGGCGACCCGGACTAGGACCCGATCGCGCTGTTCGACAGTCAGTTCTGAAAAAGCCGAATCACCTTTCGCGATCAACTCGGCTTTTGTGCTTATCTCACCAGCCATATGCAAAACTCCTTGATTGAGTGATTCGCGACTCAATCGAGAAACGGCGCGATAGTTCCGAGGGGCGACTGAACAACCCCGTTGACTCTGCAGCTGACCAGAACATAATTAGAACGTTGGACCGCGACCAAGGCGGTTTATCCACAATCGATCCGCAGCCTTATGAACACGCTCCGGCGTGAAGGAGAAGTCATGTCTAAGGGCGACAATGGCCTGAGGCATCTGGGGGAGCCCATCTGCGCCAAGTGCGGCGGCGGGCTGATCTATGAAGGCGACGCGCCGGCCCCAGACGACATCATCGAGTGCGAGAACGCGAAGTGCGGGCGCAAAGGCACCTATGCCGAGGTGACGGCCGACTGCGAAGCGATCTACGCGCAGTTCCAGGATTGGTATCTTCAGCAATCCGCTCTGGGCGGGCCGACAATGAAGGAGATCCGAAGATGGAAGCCCAAGGGCAAGCGCAAGTTCACGATGAAAATCGTGGGCGCTGGTAAGGCCTGTAACCTGAAGCGGGATTTCAAAGCCATCGAGCTATGACATCTGCTTGGCAGAAGAAATATCGATGGGCACGAACTTGGCCCGGCGAAAGTGGACTGGACGGGAACCCGCGTGAGGACTTTGCTGCCTACGACGGCGATCAATACGCTGGAAGAATTCGGCTCGACCACGAGAGCCTCAAGAAGGGGCAATGGATGTGGTCAGGCGCATATCCAAAGGGCTGGAAGGGATCACCGATCATGCCGAACAATGGATTTAAGCCAACCGCTGCAGACCAAACCGTCGAGGAATATTGGGACGCGATGAAAAAGAAGAATGGGCTGATGGAAGAGTGACCAACCGATGCGGCGACTTCAGGCTGATGAGTGGAAAGCCCGCGTCAATCCCCGGAAGCGCGGGCTTTCGCAGCCGGGGCTCCGCTATGCCCGACCTATTCCCGAAGATTAGGACTGGCGCACCGAGGCGATCAATTCCTTCAAAGGGAGTATTGCAAGACGCCGTTTAGACGTTAATGGATGGCTGCGGCAAGCATTGCCAAAGCGTCGTTCAACTGCTTCTGGCTGAACGGTTTAGCCAACCGGGCCAAGCCAGCGCCCTCGCCTCCTGGCAATTCGGCGTATCCCGTCGCAAGGACCACTTGGATCTCTGGATATTGCTCGGCAATCTGCTGCGCCAGTTCCGCTCCCGTCATCTGAGGCATAGCATGATCCGTGATGACGACATCAGGACACGGTCCCTCTCGCAGAAGCCGGAGCGCCTCTTCTCCCGAATTCGCCTCGAGCACCTTATGTCCAAGATCTTCCAGCATTAGCACCGTGTTCATCAGCACAAGGCTGTCGTCGTCTACCGCCATGATCGTAAGGGGAGGAACTGAAGCGACTGACGTTGTCTCAACGGCGGGCTCAGGCGGCGCGGCAGCGTCCGCCACAGGAAGCCAGAGCTCCGCGGTGGTACCCTGGCCTTTGCTCGACTTCATGATCAGGCGGCCCCCTGACTGAGCCATCAGGCCATGCACCATCGAAAGCCCCAGTCCGGTCCCCTTGCCGATTCCTTTCGTCGTGAAGAATGGCGTGGTTGCCTTTTCGAGCGTTTCTGCGTCCATTCCTTCGCCTTCGTCCTTGACCGAGAGGCAGACGTATTGGCCAGGCGGCAGATCCTGAACCTGTTTCGGTTTTAGGGCATGCTTCCGTGCAGAGATCTCGATCGTGCCACCACCCGGCATCGCGTCGCGCGCGTTCACCACCAGATTAAGCAGCGCGCTCTCGAGCTGGTTCGGATCCGACCATACCGGGGGCAATGAGAGTGGAAACGTCGTGCTGATCTCGATCTTGGGGCCGATCGATCGTTGCAATAGCTCAGCCATCTCTCTCACCAGCGCCGGTGCATCCACGGCTTCGAGCTTAAGATCCTGCTTGCGCGAGAAGGCAAGCAGCCGCTGTGTCAACGAGGCCCCGCGCTTGGCGCCAATGATCGCGTTGTCGATAAGCTCGACAACATTCTGGCCTTCGAGCGCCCTCTTCCGAGCAATCTCTAGGCTGCCGAGGATCGCCATCAGGAGGTTGTTGAAGTCATGCGCAACGCCGCCGGTCAGTTGGCCAACGGCTTCCATCTTCTGCGCTTGGACGAGTTCCTGTTGGGCTTGTTCCAACGCCTGCTGAGCCTGCTTCTTTTCGGTGATATCGCGTGTGATCTTCGCGAAACCGATGAGTTTGCCATCGTCACCATGGATCACGTCGATGATAACGTTCGCCCAGAAGCGTGTGCCGTCTTTGCGAAGCCTCCATCCCTCCTTTTCAAAGCGACCGTCTCGCTTCGCGATTTCTAATGCCTTCCTGGGAAGTTCTTCCGCCCGGTCCTCCTCCGTATAGAAGCGGGAGAAATGCTGTCCGATAATTTCGTCCGGCTGATAACCCTTGATGCGCTCCGCGCCGGCGTTCCAGCTCGAGACGTTCCCGTTCGGATCCAGCATATAGATCGCATAGTCCGTAACACCCTGCACCAGGAGGCGAAACTGCTCCTGGCTTCGCCTCAGCACCTCCTCGGCGACTTTTCGTTCCGAGAGATCCCGGGTGATCTTGGCAAAACCGAGGAGCTGGCCATGCTGGTCGCGGATGGCGTCGATGATGACATGCGCCCAGAAGCGTCCACCGTCTTTACGGACACGCCATCCCTCTGCTTCAAAACGCCCTTCGGCTTCGGCAGTCGCGAGTGCTCGGGTGGGAACGCCCGCTGCAAGGTCTTCAGGCGTGTAGAAACGCGAGAAGTGCTCTCCGAGGATCTCGGACTCGGTATAGCCTTTGAAACGCTGGGCGCCGGCGTTCCAACTTGATATCCGGCCTTCCGTGTCGAGCATATAGATCGCGTAGTCAGTGATGGCGTCGACGAGGAGGCGGTATCTTCCTTCATTGGACGCGGCCTGAAGCGTGGTGACATGCGCAGTCATCTGTATCCTTCCCGGAAAGATTGGGCTTTCCGTTGACGGACATGTAGACGCTCTCTGCCTCACGGCAAGAAGCCTGTGCCGAAACAACCGCCGACGATACGTTTAAGACACGCGCTAGCTACAGGTGGTGGTCCATGACAGTTTGATAAAAGCCTCCTCCAACCAGCGGGTAGCCGACGTCTGCTCGATCGATACAATCAATCTGCTCAACAAGGACACACTGCATTGAGTTCTACTACCGACTTCGTTGCCGAGTTGATCCGAGCTGCCAATCAAATCGATAAGCTGACGGCGCTGGAAAAGAACCGGCTGCTGGATCGTGCCGCCACGGTCGTGCGGGAGATGCGAGAGCAGATCGGCATCCCGATCACTCGTACCGGTGGGGACGCCGTCACAGAGATTCAAGTCGTAGCAGCTGCAGTTCCTTTCGGGAGGCGAACGAACGAGGAGGTCAAGGCTGTCCTGCTCAACGCCGCGGCGATGATCCGAGACTTGCATATTGTACTGGATACGGGGACGCAGATCCAGATTAAGCTGAAATGACATGGGCTGCCTTTAGCTTCGAGGGCCACAGCCGAAGACGAACTAGTTCTACACGGAGCATTGGCCTGAGACTTAAGGGGATGCAGGTGCGGCGCGGCGACCCAAACTAATCGCAACACACGTAGCGGGTGTGGCTTCGGCGCTACAGTCATTTTCGCGGGGAGGTCTATATTGCCTAAACGTCAATTTTCGGTCGCAACAAGGATTCGATAATGAGAAAGCTTCTTTACACCGCAGCAGCAGTATTGGCCTTTGCCGGCGTTGCAAAGGCTGCAGACGCAGTTTCGGAAGTTCCCGCGGCACCGGCTGCCGAAGAGGTCGCGCCTGTTTTCACGTGGTCTGGACCGTATTTCGGTATCCAGGGCGGAGGCGCATGGATGGATGCTGACGTTTCCGGCGGCGGCACAAGTATCTCTGAAAGCCTCGACGGCGGCATCCTCGGTGCTTTTGTTGGCTATAACTGGCAGTTCTCCAATGGCTTCGTAGCCGGTATCGAAGGCGACGTTGATTACAATTGGAATGAGCAGGGCTTCGGCCCCGGCGAGATTAAGACCGACTGGGCTGGCTCCGTTCGCGGCCGGGTTGGATACGCATTTGACCGCGCACTCGTCTATGGTGCAGCTGGCTGGACCGGTACGAACTTCAACCTGAGCGGTCCGGGAGTGGATGAGGACGAGACGTTCCATGGTTGGACCGTCGGAGCAGGCGTGGACTACGCCTTCACTGAGAAAATGTTCGGTCGCGTAGAATATCGCTACAACGATTTCGGCGATCAGGACATGCTGGGGGCAAATGTTGACCTCAACCAGCACGTCGTCAAAGTCGGTCTCGGCGTAAAGTTCTAATCAGCTCCCCAAAAGCATGAGCCTCGCTAAAGCGGGGCTCTTTTTGTTTGGCGTAAATTCGACGCCCTTCTGTTCAAACCCGTTTGGCAACTCGGTAATGTTCCAGGCATGGACAAGGTCGCGCGAGACAATCTGATCGTGAAGATGCGTGCTGACGGGGAAACCATCCCAGCGATTGCAGAGGTACTAGGGCTGTCTGTGGCAACGATCAAAATCGTCCTGCAAAACCATGCCTACTGCATTGTTTCCACTCCGCCGCCAGAAGGTATGAGCATCCGGACAGCATGGCTCATTTGGCAGTCTCTTGGCACCTGGCCCACATCTGCCAACGCCGAAGAGCTTGCTCATAGGAAGCAGGCATTCATGAGGGCACCCGGCACAAAGCGGAAAGATTGGCGCGAGTTCGACGACTGGGTCATCCGAGGTCGCCAGTCAGGCGAGCAATGAATCGGCAGCATTGTCCGGAATTGCCGCAGGTACCAGCTTACTTCGCCAGCAAGACTGGAATTTAGGCGCTGGTTTCAAGCGAGAACGCATCTCGTATAGTCGCCAACAGCACTGAGTTGGCTGCAGGAATTGTTACCCACCGATCCCGCCCCTGGATTCGCCGGCGAGCCTGATACCTGACAATCGGATACCCCATTATGGGAGTGCGCACCGACATCCGGAAGACGACGCCGTCAATCATTCGTTCAACCATCACTGGGACCATTGCATCGCCTCTCTCCAAGGGAGTTTCTCGATCCATGTTCGCAGATGGCATTTAACAAAGGGGAAAAACCATTGGCACTTTGCTCAGCAGGAACTACCGGAATTGCACCCCAGGCCGTCTACGCTCGCACCACACGACCGATCTTGGTGAGGTAGGCGACAATCTCGTATTTGAGATGGTCGCGCTCCCCAAAGGCCTTGGACACAAGCTCGATGCGACGGTAGGCTTCCTCATCGGTCGGATCGACCGGTTCCGCAACAACGTACCCAACGGTTCCGATCGCCTGGATATTGCTTCCCGCCTCGATCATGGCGGCCACAAAAGCTTCAACTTCATCTTTGGTCATGTAAGAAGTTGAGCATATTTGCACCGCTGCGCAACCCTCAGATCTGATAGGCTCGCGGCCGTTTGTATTGCTACCAACGATCTGCCGTTGCGACTTGACTCCCGTTCAGAGGGTGGCAATGCTACTTCAATGAGTCCCGACCGCTTCAACGAGTGCATGCGCCATATCCGCTGGACGCCCATCAATCTGGCGTCGGCGTTGCAGTGTGACCTGTCCTGGATCGAAGCGCTGGAAACGGGCAACGAAGAGGTGCCCGCCGGCCTTGCTGCTTGGCTGGAAACGCTCGCCCAAGCTCATGAAGCTCTTCCACCACCCACAACTTACCGGCGCCAGAGGGCAAGACTTTGACTACAATGGCCGAGCCCCGCTTCGACATCCGCAAGGACAGCGACTCGACATGGGAGATATTCGATACCACGACCGGCCGGACGGTGTTCATCGGCGGGAAGCCATATTTTGACCTGCCACTCGACAGCGCCGACACCCTTGCCGACTTCATGAACTCGGTGGGTATGGTGCCTGACAGGGATACACTGCATTGAACGATAAGCTCATGAGCCGCTTCAGTGCGCGAAAGAACGAAGATGGTATTGACTACTGGACCGTCTACGACGCCTCCACCGGTTTGCCAGCCGTGGTAAACGGAACGATACTTGATGCACTCGGAATGGAAGAGGCCGATGATTTAGCCGACCTCCTGAACGCGCAATACGCAAGGCGCGGAGGGACAGCGCATTGAGTTCTACTACCGACGTTATCTCCGAGTTGGTGCGCGCCGCGAACGAGGTCGGAACACTTGATGCGTTGGAATGCCACCGGCTGCTTAACCAAGCGCTGATGACAATCCGAGACCTGCGGCGAGCAATCGGGGCCCGTAGCAGCCCGGCGATTGCAGACGCGCTGGCTGATCTCCAAAACACGGCTGCAGGCCTGGAAAAGGGGCGCCAAACCAACGAACATATCGCAACGGCGCTGCTCGATGCGGCCGGCATAATCCGAGACCTGCATATTGTGCTGGATACAGGGACGGAAATTCAGATGGAGCAGAAATGAAAACGGGGCCGAAGCCCCGCCATCACAATCACACCAGACGTCTCTGCCTATTCCTGCGATCTCCTTCAATTGCGGTTCTTATGGACAGGGCTGCGAGCTTAGTTTCATCGCGGCACGCTAAGAAACCCTGTGCGTCCTGATCTTCAATCCGTTCAGACGCAAGCGCTTCCGATGCCATCGTGTAGGCAACCTCGGATAGAGTCATGTTATCTCGGAGGTTAGCCTTTGGGTGCAGCTTTCGGGAAATTTTGAGGTCTTTCGCGGTGCCGCCTAACAAATGCTTGTACAGCTCGTTAGTGCAAGTGGCGTATTCGAATGGACGTGTAAGCCCGTGTGCTTTCAACGTATCGGTATATGTGCGCCGCACTCGCTTGCCGATTTCGCGGTGTTCTTCAAAGATCTGAGCGCGCTTGGCTCTATTGACCGTGATCTCGTCATGGAGGGTCTCGTCCCCTTTTCGGAAACGGAGAAAAGCGTCCCGAATCTCAACTGCCAGCGTTGGGGAGAGATAGGCGGCGTAGGCAAGAGCCATGTTTTCATGCACCCATGTTCCCCCATCCGCCCCCCGCTTAGTGTAAGCTATTGATCTAATTTCTTCTTTCGTCCAATTACGGGATTTTCCCGTAATTTTCTTTAGAAGAGCAGAATATTCCCGCTGATAGGTGCTCAAGCGCATCCAGTCGCCCGGAGTTTGGTTCTTCGAGAAACCCGCCGCCTTGAACAGATCGTTGAGGCAAATTAATCCTTTTTCATCAACCCTGATACGAGCGGATTTGAAAAGCACTACCTTCATTTGCATCATAGGATATAAATCCTTCTTTATATCGAGATGCGGCAGCTACGCTATTGACACGACCCTGTGGATAAATACATCAATGCCACACGTGATCACGAGCTTACCGCCTGGTTAGCGAAAAAGGCCCGATTGGTGTGCAACCACCTTTCGGGCCGCCCTATTCATCGGATGAATCCGGCGAACCTGATATTCTTCCTCCTCGAAATATGATTCGGCAAGTTGCGGTTCTCGTCTATCGACAACAATTTCTGCTCTAGGGGCCTGGCGCGTTCACCCGCTGTCTCTCGACTCGATCAAGCCGCTCCCTCAGATCGAGAATGATATCGCGCTGGCCGTAAACGCTCCCCTGCGCGGTCTTCACCTCGTCGATCTGGCGTTGCTGGTCCTGGAACCGCTGGTCGTAGTTCGCCCACACACGGTCCAGCTCTTGGCGTGGAACCTGGCCGTCACGGACTTCCTTGAGCCCCGCCTCCGATCGGGCCCGATCCTCCGATCCGCGGTTCGTCCGCCATTCCATCTCCTTTTGCGTCACCATCTTTTCGGTGATGATCGTGATCGAGCCTTTGAGATCGGTCGTCGCGCTCTGGATCGGCCAGTAGACCAGGCCGCCGACAATGGTGCAGAACGAGAGCGCCACCGCGATAGCCTGCCACTGAGGCTTGTTTCGCTCGGCGATGTTCGTGGACAGCGCGGCGACAGACGACCGCATCTCCGACGACATCGCCGCCATCGAGGATTCGATCTGCTTGAAGCCCGATCGCATTTCGCCTTCCAGGTCGGACTGTCGGCGGCCGAGGTTGGTTACCCGCTCCCCGAGCTGGGCGGTCAAGGCATCTGAGTAAACTCGGTGTTCTGCGCCATTGGGCATCTCTTCGTTCCCTGCCATTGGTCCTGCTGCCCTTTCAATGCGTCAGTACAAATTCGGTGGTCTGTTCTTGTTCCGGTCCCGTTGACCATCGCGCCGACGACTCCATGTTTCCGCTGCGGACGGAGACGTGGAATGCGGCGGTGCAAAGATTGCCAGGACACCGGGTGGGTTTGCGAGGCTCATCCATTGAAAGCGTGGAGTGGAACGCGCTGCTGCGGCTGTGGTGCCGCAGGGATGCCCTGCCCCCGTTGTTCACCGGAGCTCGCCTGGGACAAGCCGCCGAATGTTGCCAAGGTCTTCCGTTCAGTGATGCACGTCAGCGGGAAGAAGGTGAACTAAGCTTCATGTCGGCGCCCCACTGTCTTGTCAGGGAGCAATAGGATGCCCTTCCAGATGCATGACAGGGTTTACGCCGAAGTAGCTATGGCCGCTTGGATCGAAAAGAATATCTTTGCCGGCGCCAGAGGATCGACAACTCGAACGGGAAAAACGGGCGAGTCTTCGATTTTTGGGCCCGACCTCGTTGCGGGTTCATAGGCTCGCGCCAGGGCAGACGGCGCGAGCCTACTGGTTCGCAGTGATGAGGAGAAGGTATTAACAAGTGCACGTCGTGCAGAGATACAGGATGGTTTGCGACGGGCATGCGACAATGCCGTGGACAGAGCCGGCCTCTCGGTTCGAGTCGAAGTCCTGACTATGTATTCCCGGGAGGAAAACCCTGCCGCAACTGGAGATTGGCACCCTGGACAGGCAGCACGGGGCGATCTGACCCCTGATTTTCTGGACTCCCGCGCAGATTACTGTATGCTTATAGACATCGTAAGCAACCGAACAAGTAGGCGCTGACGGCTGCTCCCGCCTGCAGCGTGTCAGGAGGAGCGGTAATGTTGCCCTCCCAGGCTTCCCAATTTTCTGATGCAAGACCCCTCCTCATGAGGTGGGCAAAACACATCGCTCCTACCGAAGAGCAACAGACCTTCCTCGTCGACCGGACGATTATGGTTGCGATTTGCGATCCTGATTCCCTCGCGGATGGTCCAATCGATCGGGCGATGTTTTCATTGATGTTGGAAATCGCACGGTTTGAAGCGCATCTTCCAGTCTCGATATCCGCACCAATGCCACCGTCAGAGACCTGAGTTACGCTCTTCGTCTTGTTCTGGGGTACCGGTTCGGAGGATCCCCGCGCCAAGCCCATGCCCGAACGAATTCCAGCGTCCACTTTACAATCGCCAGTTCCGTGCGAAGCCGATCGATCGCATCCGCCAAAACCGTTTGGGAGATGGGATGTAGGGAACCAAATCTTCGCGAGGTGCTTGTGTCGCAGGTTCGGTCCTATTCGGGCTCAGAGGCTCGCCAGTGACACAGCGGCGGGCCTCGATTGCTTCTGCATTGATGCGGAGAGAAGCTTGCCCCAGAGAACCCCTTACGAGTCCGGAATGAGCATCATCTTTGATGTCTTGACCAAGTCCACCGTGATCACCTTCCGTGAGAAGATCAAACTGCTCGGCCCCTTCATTGACAGGACGGCAGCCATTACCGCGTCCGAGGAATACTGTAGGTCCAAGGGATGGATTGGTTAACGTCGCATTCGTTTCGGGCAAGGGGGACCTGCTCTTGGACGGCCAGCCGATTGCGTTTGCTATATCGATAGAAAGAGCGCGTGATGATCGGGAGGCATTAAGCCGCCTGGAGAATAGAAATGGTCAGCGAATGGAAAAACTCGGTTTATATCCGCATCGGTACCGGTAGCGTCGAGACTATCACCGGAGCTGGTGATGCTTTCGCTGCGCTCAACACTCGTTGGCCCGGCGAACACGGCCCCCACTACAATGTAGCGAAACGGATTTGCGGTATGGCGGCTGCCGGAGATATCTCTTCCGAAGTCGCCAGGGAAGCGTTCATCGCGGCGGCCCTTGAGGCATCTGTTCTGGACGAGCGCGTTCGTTGACGCTGGCAGATCGACGCCGACTGTCGTTGCTAAGTGGCACGGAAGAGCGCGTAGTATCGCCTGCAGGATTATGCTGGTAGGAGAGAGATCGTGCAGTGGAAGCGAAATCCGACCTACAGAGCCGGCGTTCAATGGACCGCGCCCGTTGCTGTTCGCATCGGTTACGGTTCGCCTGAAATGATCGAGAACGCTGCGGACGCGCTGGAATTCCTTGAAAGACGTTGGCCGCATGAGCGCGAGAAACAGTATCAGGCTGCCAAGCAAGCGTGTAGGGGCGCTCTCTTCCATAGTCGTTCGAGCTCCGTGGCCAGGGACGCTTTCATAGCTGCTGCCGTTGAGGCATACGTTCTTGCTTAATTGCTCGAGTGATGTGGTGCTACCGCCGGATGTGATGCGTGAATTGCTAAGGTACTGAGGCGCCCACATCGCCACCGTGAAATGCTTTGCTTCGGCCATAGGGCGCCTGCGAAGGCGGACTCGCGTGCACTTCATGCACGTCGATCTGGGCCGATGGGTTGAGTGAACCTGCGAGATCGAATTTTGGAACTGGCCTCCGTGTTGGTTTCGCCTCCAGAGCGGCGTCAGGCATCACTTTGTTGTTGCTATATCGATGCAAACAGCGCGTTGTGTGGTGGGGGACGCCAAGGAGGATGCCATGTCCGTTCAATGGAAGATTCAGGTCCGCGATTTGCTCAAGACATTTTTGTCGCGGTTCGGCATGAGTGAGCACGTCCCACCTACTCAAAAGGTCGATCTGCAGGGACCAAATCAGCATTATCAAAATCCAGGTAGGGACAAGAACCACCCGGGTGACGATGCCGACGTTCGCGCGTCAACGGAGCTCCACAAAGAGCAAGCGGCTAAGCTCTGAATGACGTCCAGGCTGGATGATACCGGCGGCCGGTATCATCTGCGAGACTTGGCTTGTCTTGCAAAGGGCGTTTTCTGTCGAAGACAACGGATTTTATGTGGCATCCATGGCGGTCGAGATATTGCGGGTGGCTGGTTTGGAACACGAGCCTCTGACTCTAGTTCTGCGGCATGGTTCTGACGGATGAGCAGCGAAAGAAGATATTCGAGGAAGGGAAGCAGGCGGCCGCCCTCGGAAAGAGCAGGCGATCTTGCCCGTATCTCGACGACGAGACCCCGGAGCGCATTTACATCTGGATGGGCGGGTTCGACTCGGTCAGGCAGGGTCTGTAACGGGCTGTTAAGCCTAAGCCCTCCTAATGCTCTCGCGCCCGGGAACGGTGGCATACGACCGACGTTTGGCCTCGGCAAGTCGGAGAGGCATATGAACGTGTGGTGTTTTTGGGGAGCTGCCGTGCTGCAGCTTTGGTTCGGGTTCTATCTCATTCGTCGTAGCTTTCGTGGCAAAATGTCAAACGACCTGCTGGCAGCGTGGAACGGCTACTCTATCTCCCCACCGACATGGGAGAGTGACTTCGTACGGGAATGAAACCAGAAACCAACGCACCACCGCTGTGTCTCGGGGAGCAGATGACGCTTGCACCTATCCTGATCATTTTCGGTTTTGCCTTGCTAGCGGCCGTCGGATTGCTTGTCTTTCTTGCAAGCAAGCGACCGCCACCGGCAGTTTAAGGTTTCACGGACGACAGATGAACCGGACCTTTGCCCATCTGGAATGAAGACGCTCCAGGTGCTAGTTTAGCAAATGCTCCAGAACCACAACCCTATTGTCGGCGCCTTTGAGCCCGAGGACTTGCAGATGCTCCAGCAGGTGCTGGAGAAAATCTGCGACCAACGCGGCATCCTGAAATCCTCGGCGTGTGCCGCGGATATTGCTGCTGATGTGATCACTCTCTATCAGAGCGGCTTATGGGGCGAGGTTCAACTCCATGCAATGCTGGCCTCTCCGGCGAACACCGGGGCCTGAACGAGACGAAGGCTCATCTGGGCTTCTTGGCTGTCTTCTGGTCGTGCGCCAAGCATTCCCCAGCAGTCCAGACGCCGGCCCCGCAGACGCCGGCGACCGTGTCATCGATCGCCTCCTGGTCGACGGGCGTTTCGCCACGCGCGCCGATCAGTGACGTCCCGACGATTGCCCTAGCTGTGCGGGACAGCTGCCCCTTCGAGGCACTGACCTGTTGAGTTGAGGTACACGCCGCCGCGCTCACGGCACATACGACGGTTAAAGCGAGCCTTGTCAGCTTCATTGGTCAGTTCTCCTACGGCCCTGTCGGTTGCCGCCTGCATGGCGGCCCGCTCGACGGCGCGCGCCTCTTCCTTTGCGTCCGGCAGCCACCAGACGGCGTTGATGGTAGTGAAGACGGCAAATCCGAGCGCCAGCCCGCCAGCCGCGCCGAGCGCCATGCTGATCTTGTCGGTGATCATGGCTCGACGGCCGCCCGGATCTTGCCGATCGCCGAGACGACCGAGTTCTGAAGCAGGAGACCGAGGATCAGCACGAGCAGGATGACGACGGCGAGGACTGCGACCACCTGCCAATCCATGCCGGCGAAGGCGGCTAGGCCAAGGCTGCCGAACGATCCGCCGCCACCAAAGAGGCCGAAAATGTTGAACCGGCGCTTGACCTGCTTTTCGACAGCGACAGGCACAACGGCTTTCTCTTCGGTGACCGGCGACGCAGAGAAGGCGGCCATCTGGACCGAAGCACCCGACAGAGCAAGGAGATCCTTGTGGAGTTCCGCCCTCGTCTTCGGCCCCACGTCGCCGTCAATGCCGAGACCGCGTTCTGACTGGTAGCGCCGGATATCAGCTTCAGTCGGCTGATAGCCCATCATCACCAGGGCAATACGGCCATAGTAGTCGATCCGGTCGACCAAGCCGTTCTTGCCCCCGTTGATCTTCTTGGTGATCGTCTCGATGTCGTTGCGGTCGGCATAGGCGTTCAGGTTCCGGGTCGACCAGTACCAGAGCGGCACGAGGCCTTCCCAAGGGTCGGTGTTGACGAGATCCGGATGCGCGACAAAGTCGGGCGGGTTAAACCCCTTCTCCCGGCACCAGTCGCGGAAGGCCTCATAGTTGGCCTTGCCGGTGATCTGAATGCCGGCGCGGCCGCGGTAGAGGTAACCATCACCATCGGCTGCCGGCGTATTGCCGAGATCGGTGCGGGTATCATACCGGGCCTGGGCAGCCGTCGGTCCCCAGATTTCCTGATCGAAGCGGAAAGCTCCGCTTTCGTGCATCAGCTGCGCCAGATAATGCGCGGCCCGGTGCGGACGGTTCAGTCCCAGCCCGAGCCCGAACTTGTCGAGCGCGACCAGGACAGAGTTCATATTGCCTTCGTTGACACGCGATTTTGCAGCCGCGCGGATCTGCGCGGCAGTGATGACGCTCATAACAATTCTCCGGTGATGGAAGGTTAGATCAGTTCGGCCAGACGATCGGCGTGATGCCGCCGATGAATTCTTCGATGGTAGGCGGCGCGATCTCGCCAGCCTGGACAGCGGCGAGCTGCTGGAACATGTGGATCAGGGCAGCGTCCCGCCATGCGATGAAGGCTTCCGCCTCCGCTGCCCATTGGGGATTGGTGCTGCCGGCATAGCTCACCACGGTCAGGCGATTGTCGTATTGCCGCTGGGCGGCTACGACGTCGAGGTGCGCATCGAACGCCATCTTGTAATGTTCGAGGGACGGCATATCGCCAACAATCATTGCATTCCCAAAAACTCGCGGTGCCATCGGCTCAACTCCACTGCATGACGACGCCGGAAACGTCGACATTCTTGTTGCTAAGGGTCTTGATGCGCCAGCGCATGGAGGTTCCAGACGGTTGGCTGCTGATCGACGCGACACCCTCGTAAACCTTGACGCCGCTAAGGTTCGTCGAAAGTGACAGTGCCACAGCGGTCCATGTCGTTCCTCCGTCCCGTGTAGCCTCGGCCGTGACGTGAGTGTTGATGGTGATCGTATCTATTTCGACCAACTGGAGCGCGATCCGGGCCGTTGATGGTGCACTTGCCGCCGTGTAGGCGATCGAGACAAGCGTCATATTCTGAGTTACAGCGCCATAGCTCGCTCTGACGGGGTAAATACCGTTCGTATCGGCGCTAAATCCACCTTGAGCGCTCCCTGTGACATCACCGGCCTTGTACGATCTGAGTGCAGATGGAAAACCCGAGGTTGAGCCGCCGGTCGCAAAGTAGGCAGCGATGTTATAAGTTCCAGTCCCAGGTACCGTGTAAGGCGTCGACAGCGCCACGTCGTACCATCCGCCTCCGGGATGGGCCATCGCGATTTCCGTTACAATGTCGAACTGAGTTGACGAGGTCTGCAGGCCTATCTTTATCTTGCCAGTTCCAGCCAATGTTGAATATACGCCCAACTTCTGAACCACTGTTCCAGCGGCGATCGAGAAGCTACGGTCAAAAACCGTATAAGCCGTCGAAGTGGCCGCACCCCCACTGGTCGCCGAGCTGCCGACCGTAGATCCTCCGCTTACGACAGGTGCGTACCAGTCATTTGCCGCGTCGTACCCCTGATTGGTTGACCCACCGGTATTGACGCCCGCCTCATCGTCGAAGGCATCGGCAATCCCGCCGGCCATACCCATACGCGAACCCTTGAGGTCGGCGATTTCGAGCGCAAGGAGAGCGTCATTCTTGCCGCCCTGTCCGAACCTGGCATCATCGCCGGCGGCGACTGTTCCAGCCGTCGTCCCGACGCTAAGGTCAACCTGGGTCCAGACAGACCATCCGGAGAGACCGCCGGCTGTCGTCGTGAACCGACGGTAAACAGCGCTTCCTAAGTAGATGTATTGAACATAGAAGTTAGCGTAACGTCTTGTTCGCACCTCAAGAATACCGGTGTATGTCGCGGCACCCGCACCATTCGGACCGTTGGCCCACGAACCGGCAATTGTATAAAGGCCAGCATAATTGATGGTATTAAAATCGCCATCGGCGAGACCTACACCAGCGTTTGACGGTTCTGCTGGCGGGCCACCAAAGACCGGTCCCAGCCTGAAAGCATCAAGCGCCGCCTTGGCCCCGACGCTTCGGATGAGTTTACCAGTCGCACCGTTGAAAAATACGAGATCCCAATCGGTGGCCCCAGCGGGCCCAGCCACGTCACCCGTTCCGGCACCATCAGCACCCTTCTCTGCCGTCAGATCCCACCAGGCATTCGTCGTGGCCGGAAATACCGGAAGAGCATGGCCGACGTTTCCGTCCTGCAAAGACACGAAGGATCGGCCGCTACCTCTGACACCATCATTCTTCGAATAGGTCGTCGCGCCGCTATAGGCGCCCCGCCAGTTGAATACGGCAGCAGGCCCCGGAGGGCCTTCATCGCCTTGCTCTCCCTGCCCGTAGCTGAACGGCCCCGCCCAATCGCCGGAAGCCGCCGAAGCCTTGATGTAAAGTTCAGCTGGATTGACGTCGATCGCGAGGAACGCAAAGCCCGCCGGCCGCTCGGCATAGATCGCGAGATCCGTAGTATCGCCTGCCACGTCGTATCGGTAGAGCGTTCCTGCCTCCATCGCCACCAGCAACCGGGACAGGATGTTGCTGTTGGTTTCGAGCTGTTCGCTGAAGGCAGTGGCTCGAAGAAGGGCATATGCATAGGTGCCGGTCGCACCAGACCATTCTAGAGCTGCCGTCGCGGCCGTGTCACTCTCGATCGACGCGAGCGGCAGTGGATTCCCCTCCGCCTGAACGAAGATCGTGCCGCCGGCCACCTGGGCGATCACCCAAGCGGTATCAATACCAGTCACGGCCTTGCTGCCGTTGGTCAGTTGGACCGACCCGGTCATGTAGTAATCAGCCATAAGATGAAAATCCTATTCGGATGGAATGCCGAGGATGTAGTAGCGAATGCCGACGATGCTGGATGTCGGATAGTCAAACACCCAGGCGTTGTTGCTGAACCGCTCCTGGTACGGGTTGCCCTCGTAGGTCCAGAAGGTTGCCTGATTGCTGCCAAGGATGCAGAAGCTGCTATTCCCGGCATTGTAGCGGGTCGAGTTATTGTAGCTTTCAACCAGGCGAGCGGACGGCGCCTTGACGCCGACACCAGCCGCGGCGTCCTGCATCACCGTCATGTATTTGACGAACGGGAAGAAGCCCGCGCCATCGAAGCTGACCGTGAAACTCTGGCCCGCATTTACTGAATTCGGAGGCGTGCGCTGCGGCTGCGCTCCGATCGCCTGGTATCCTTCCGCGAGGATCTGGATGGTAGGCCAACGGCTGTCGAGGACGATGTCTGCGAAATTCGGCGGCTCCGCGGCGCCGGGGCGAAGGAACTGAACGACGTCCTGGGCTCCATCACTGAACTGCCTCAGCACGTTGTTGTCGCCGGATGTCGGCGGCAACTGGCTGTTCGAAAGGACGAGGTATCGGACGCGGCAGGCTGCCGACAGATTGTTGATGTAAAGCTTGGTTCCATCGAACCAGTATTCGCACCGGGTCTCGGTGAAATAACCGCTCACCGGGTAGGAGATGACCCCGTTCTCATACTGCAACATGTCGCAGATGGTGGTGTTATCGACCGGATAGCCGACCTCGATCTCGGTGAGACCGGACGGCAAGGCAATGTCTCCTGCCTTGATGACCGCGAGCGGTCGGCCGGAGGAGTCGAAGGCCATCTGTGTCGGGGTTGCCGTACGGGTGTCATATCCCGGCTTTGCCACTCGACAGAATTCATCCGTGATCTCTACCGCCCGAAGACCAGGGATCGACGGCATGGGGACGCTGTCCAGCAGCGGGATGTTGGTAGCCGGCAGCCTCCAGACCACCAACTTGATCTCATAGCCCCCACCGTCGAATGCGCCGAAGGTGTTGGTATAGTAGCGGATGCCCTTACCCAACGGCGGGTTGCCATAGAAGGTTTGCCCGTCATTGAGCCACCAGCCGTTATTCATCCAGCCGATCATGGTGCGATAGCCAGGTTCTCGCCCCTGGTTATCCTCTGCGCCCTGGGTATAGACGCGGAAGTTCTCAACGTACCTGCCATCTGCGAGGCGCTGGTATTTCAGGTCGTAGACCGGAAGATCGTATGGCAGCGCGTCCCCGAAATAGGAATTGCGAACCATGATGTAGCTGAAGCCGGCGACAGAGCCTGGAAGCTTCTTCTTCTGGTAGTTAGCGTTATTTGTCCCCGCCGGCCAATAGGTCGTTGCGTTCGGGGAATACGGCGTGCTGTCGATGGCGACGATCTTCACGTCGTCGGCGAACTTGGAGTTGTAGAGGAACGAGCTTCGGTTGGCGTCCGGCTCGGTGATTGGGTCGATTTCGCCCTTGGTGATCTTCACGCAGGGCACACCGAGACTGTCAAAACCAATGAGCGTCTGGGTCATGAGCTGATCACGATCGTTCCATTGTTGACGTCGATCACCATCTTGCCGTTCGGGCTTTGAATGAGACCAGCGTTGACGGTCCCGATATTGGCGATATTGAGCTTGAGTTCTCCGTTCTCGAACACCATCGGGTAGCTTGCATCGCCCCCGTCTGTGACAACAAACTGATCGACGTGGAAGACGGTCCGGGACTTGAGGATGCCGCCATCGGTGTAGATTTCGATGAAGAGGCCGCTCTCCTTGAATTCATCCTCGATAGCGGCCTTGAGCAAGATGGCGTAGCGGACCGTTACACCGGCAGGCGCCGCAACTGCCTGGAAGGCGATCATGCCATTCGCGAGGCTCTCGTCGAACTCGGCGATCAGCTCTTCGGTTTTCCCCACCACGTTGGCGATGTTCGAGGTGATGATCACGACCTCTTCCGTGAAGCTCGCGCCGAGCTGCTGGAGCTTGCGGCCCAGGGTCTGGGAAACGCCGCCGTTGATCTGCAGGTTCTGCTGTAAGCGCGCGAGCAGCGTTTCGTTGCGGTTCAGGCTGGCGTAGAGTTCCGAGAACACCGCCATCACGTCGTCGCGCAAATTGCCTAGACCGACCTCGATATCCGGATTGCCGGCGTCAGCCGAGGTCACTGTAATAGGGACGGTCCAGTTGGTCGGGCGGTCGGCGATCAGCCTATGACGGAACTCATATTCCGTCAGGTTCACGATCCCTTCCTGAATGAAGGTGACGGCCGCCTGTCGATCCACCTGACGGGTGAACTTGTTCGCCGGCTCGGTCTTGATCCACCATTCGAACACCACGCCGGTGACCGTGACGTCCTCGATCGGCGCCCAGGTCATCCGGAAGGCCGGATAGGTCCGCCCGTCCGCGCCGGTGGCGATCACAGCGATGACCGCCCAATCCTGAAGGGCGTTCAGATAGACCGGCTCGCCGTTCGGGATCGGCACGTTCGGCGGGATGAGGCCGACCGACGCGTAGATCTCGCCGGAACGCTCCTGCAGAGAGAGGACCACGTTGCGCGGCCCGTCGCTGGACAATGCCCGGATCGATCGGCTCTGGACGACGAACACGATCGAGCCGTAGCGCGCCGAATTCCACTCCACCCAGTCGCCGACGCGGATCGTCTGAAACCGAGGCCGCAGAACGATGTCCGCCGTCGCCTCATATCGGTTCTCATTGTAGTAGATCGAGGCAAGCTGGTTCGCCTGGCGCTTCGAGCGCACTGTCGGGAAGTTGAGCTGGACGTCGCGCGTGCGGCGATCGAGCGCCACCTGTGTCGGATTGCTCTGCGTGTCATAGCCGGCCGGCGACCACATGTTTGCCGGCTCCGGATAGGTGCCGGAGACGGAGTTGGTCAGGTCTGCCATCGAGCGGCGCTTCTGGAACCGCACCGGCTCCGTCACGATCAGATCGTCGTCGGTGAACGTCTCGACGATCGGCTGTTCCGTTCCGATGATCGGCCATGAGCCCTCGACGCTGTCGACGACGATCCCGCCGCAGGACACCATGATGGATTCGATGTTGTCGCCATGGTCAACGTCCGCATCGAGCAGGACCGAGCAGCGGTAACGAGGCTCGCCGCCGGCGTTCTCGTCGCAGATGTTCGCGGCCACTGAATAGCGGTCGATGGGCAGATCGATAGCGTCCATGTCCATGCCGAGGAACAGATCATCGTTCCACGAAAAGCCGCGGCGGTAATTGTAGTCGAATACGACCGGGTTCTCCGAGAACTGGTAGGTCGAGTAATCGCCCCAGCGATGGGGACCGGAACCGCCGACTGTATCGTCCTTGCGGAAATCATAGAGGCGGGCGCCACGGATCTCGAAGAAGAAGTCGGGAAACTGCGAAAGCTTCTCCTGATCATAGACCAGGCGGGCGATCAGATAGCATTGGCCGGCACCAACATGTGCCGCGGTCCAACGTCCGAACGGATTGGAGTTGGCAATCAGCCCACCATCGGCCACCGTCTGGGTGCCATCGTAGAAGACGAAGCTCATGCGGCCGGCATAGTCGCCGGTGACAACCGAGTAGTTCTTGCCGTTGGCGGTAGAGAGCTGCAGCAGCTGGCCGCCCGCCCAGATCTTCGAAAGTCCGTCGCAGGGGAAATCGGAGAAGACGAACACCTGTTCGAGATACTTGTTCGACTCGCCGTAGGTGTTCACGTAGCAATCATGGCCGGCGATCCCGACGAGGCCGCAGGCCACCTTGCGACTGATGTTCTCGCCATATTCTCGCTCGAACTGCGTTCCTGATGCCTGCTTCTGCGACTTCTTCGCGCGATCGGCCTGGATCTTGGCGACCACCAGGCTGATGCCTATTCCGATCACCGCCTTGGCGATGGCAAGACCGATCGTGCCGAGACCAAGCGCGCCGCCGATCGCGCCAACGACTGCTGAGATGAAGGGCATCTATCGAACCTTGTAAGCGCGTTTGACAAACAGGACCGACATGATTTCGAGATCCGATCCGGTCGTGACCTCGACCCGCTTGCCGCTGATCCGCTCGACGTGGCCGTAGATCGTCTTCACGGCAAAGCCGGTCGAGACGAACACGCCGCAGGAGATCGCGCCGTTGCGCTCGATCACGCCGACGTCCCCGCGCTGCGCCATCATCGGAGGGATAGGCTCGCCGAGCTCGGCTGCGAGCGCCTCCTCGACCGTCTCCTTGAAGCCGGCCTTGCGGAACACCTTGTAGCCGTCCGTCTCGCTCCGGTATTTCTGGAGTTGCGGCAGGATGCGGGTTCCGGTCACGGCCTCGATCGCGTCCATGGTCATCATCCAGCAGTCGGACACGCCCCATTGACCGGGCAATGCCAGATGCTTCGCCACAACAGCGTTGAGGCGTTTTTCCCAATCATCATGTCTCACTTGACAGGAAACCCTTTGCTGAATGCAGATATCCCCGCATCACGGAGGAGAATCAGCATGAAACGTGTAATCACCCCTGCGGGCGGCATGACAGCCGACGCACTGGGCGCCGCATTCGGAGCGGCTCAGCACGCTCTAAGGACGACCATAGAAGCGATTCCATCGATCAACCTCGATGATCCTGCATGGTTTGACGAGCTAGAGAGCAGGCTCATCCGCGAAGCCAAAGGCGCCGTCACCGAAGGCATTGGCGTGGAGACGGAGGCCCAGATCCTCAAGTTCGGAATCGATGTTCTTCAAGCTACGCTGGATGCCTGCCGCATCACCCTCGGTCTCGCAAAGGATGACGGAGAGGCCACCTGAAGGATCAACGACCACAAGAGTGGCGCCCGTTCTAACTGTGTGGTGCTTCATATCGGTCTCCTTTAGGTTCTCGCGGCCACTCGGCCCCAGAAGATATCGACACGGCCACGCTTGGCCGCATGCTGGAAGAACTTGTCGTCGGGCGCTCGCCGCGCCTGGTCGGTCATGGTGCGGTACCGGCCATTCTTGCGGGAATAGTCGAGTTGTCGCCCTTCGCACCGGGCGACGAGGATGTAGCCCCGTTCCGGGTCTACCTGGTGCTCGACGACATCGAGGTAACCGCGGGCAACCACCTCGACCTGAAGCAAAGCCCCAGTGTCGGGATGGAAGTGCGCATCCATCACGGTGACAGGCCGATCGCGGTAGTCCTCGCTCTCGATTTGGGTCAGGACGTCCGGAGTGAGGCCATCGTCGGGGCTCTCGGCAAGCGTCAGGGTGAAGCCGCCGTCGGCGCTCGTGCCCGTCCCGCCACCAATGTCCGACACCTCGATCAGCCCGAAAGGCTTGTACTCGACACCAGCATAGGTGAGCGGCTCGGCGCGGCTGATGAAGCCGTACGCACCAGAGGCGAACAGGAAGCGCAGCATCTGCCGGGTCGATATGCGTCCCTGATCGTAGAGTTCTTTGACCTCAGGAGTGAGCGCCATCAGAGTGCTCGACGAAGTGTTGCATCGCGAACGACTGAGAGGACGGCGTCACGAAAGGCAGGATCGGCCGGATTGAATACTTTTGCTGGCTGCCTCAGTTCGTATTGAGCGATCATGCTCTTCCATGTCTCGACCGTCCCGCAGAGGGCGCTTCCAACGCGCACGAGCGGCTCGCCCGCTTCGTTGAACTCCCTTCCGATCTGGACTTCCGGGTAGTCGTTCATTTGACTCATCCTGTTGGTTGTGTTGCGATAGCCGCTCCGTAGGGAGGGCAAAATGGCTAAGCAGGAAGTGGTTGCTCACTCGAAGATTACGATTGAACGCCAGCGAGGCGGGTGGGTTGTAACTCTCCATCCGCACGACGGCGGCGCGATCTCGACGATGAAACAATACAAGACGTTCGACGAAGCGGTCGCCCACATCAAAGAGACATACGACGTTCAAGGACCGTGACGCTTAGAGCGACGTCATTGTGCTTCCACCAGACGAAAGGCCACGGAGTATCGGCCATTGGACCGAGGAGCGGAGAAGCTCTCCGGTACCGGCCGCATGACAAGCCCGGGCTTCGCGAACCGCACGACCGCGCCGGCCTGTGAAACGACCTCGAAAGGCGGCGGCTCGATCGTGATTGTTCGGGTCGTGCCGGCGCCCGTCACCTCCGTTACCCGGCCGATGTGATAGCGGGTGAGGCGCTCCAGTCCGATCCGATCGCCGACGACCAGGGAAAGCGCGGGATCTACGCCACTCACCGACAAGACATTTCCATCCGCGACTGATTCCAGTGTGGCGGCATCATCCGCCGGCGCCTGGTTGCAGCCGTGGTTTTTGGGATAGCAGACGTGCGGATGACGAAAGAGAACCCGTTTCAGGCCCTCCCGCAGAGACAGCCACCACGCCTCGACCTCGGCATATTGGCTATATGTGAGCGGTCGCGTCACGAGGCTCGCCTCCCATGCCGGGTCGGTCACCTGAGTGTAGTTGACCAGTCGCGCGCCTGAGGGCGAAGCCTTGACCGGATCGCGCAGGGTGAAATCCGCCGTCACATAACCGACGGCCGGGATTTCGCGGGGGAAGGTGATCGCCATTAAAGCACACGTCTCTTTTGAGCATTTCGAATGGCGGTGACCGTGCGACTTTCAAATTCCGCCCGATCTTTTGCCAATACGCGTTCCAGGTTCGCCACCGCTTCCACCGACGCGCCGCGCATGTCGATGACGGGCGCGTAGGTGATCGCAGAAAGGCCAGATTGGCTACCGGAAGAGACACTCGCGAGAGAAGGCATCGTCGGCGCGTTCGTGGGCACGCGAGGGACAATTGCCCCGTTCTGGTCTGGAACGAATAATTCCGGCCGCTTCTCACCGACGACATACGGTTGCCCCTTCTTCACCGGGCCACCGTTGGCACGGAAGATGTCGCCGAGAAAGCTCAAGGGGTTGAGGCCTGCGCCGCCCTTGCCAGGACTATCGAAGATGCTGTCCAGCGCCATACCGAGAAGCCGATCGCCGATCTTCTTCAAGCTGTCTGCGAAGATGTCGGCCGCTTTCTTGCCCTCGACAAACCCGTCGATGATGCCGCGCGTGAGATCCTTATTGAACTCGCGGGCGTCCTCAGCTGCCTGTCTGACGCGATCCTGACTTTCGGCCAGCTGTTCGGACGCTACGACGGCGTTGGCGTAGGAGGTAGCAAGAGTGTCGATCTGCGCGGCAAGCTCGGGCGTGATCTTCTTGCCGGCTTCCTGCGCTGCCTTCAGCAGATCGTGTTTCGCCGCCGCCTTCTCGACAGCGAAGCCGTAGTCGTCAATGAGGGGATTGACTTGTGCCTGGGCAGTTGTCGCAGCCTGGAGAGCTTCTGTCCGTTCCCTGATCTGCGCAATCTCTCGCTGAAGATCATCGCTCTTCGGTTTCCGACTGCCAGACTTGCCCGCTGGCGGCTTGAAGTCTTTGATAGAGACGGGATTGACGGGGGCCGTCGGGGGCGGGAACTTGTTGTAGTCGAGGGGACCTGCGCCATCTGTCGGGCTCAGCGGAACAATGTTGCCATTGCTGCCTGTTGCGTTTGCAGCTGACGTCGCCGCATTTGCTGCGCTCGCTTGGACCTGTGCAAGCGCATGCTTCACCTCGGCCAGACGCGCGAGTGCCGGCCCATTGTCTATTTCCAGCGTGGAATTTATGGCAATGCGTTCTTGAAGAAGTCTAACTTCCTTCTCAAGCGCCTTAGTTTCGTCAGTCGCCTTGGAAGCATCCAGATTGACAACGTTGCCGTTGCCATCCAATGCGCCAACGCCCTGCGCAAGCTGCTTGAATATCTCAGCGTTTCCGAGGCTGCTCAGATACGAGTCGAGCTCTTTCCTAGCGTTTCTAACCTTCTGAATGAGCGCCGACACGTCGAAATCATTGATTGCTTCCGCAGCGGCGTTGATGCCCCCTGCAAAATTCTTGCTCGCGTCTGTCGAATCGTTAAACTCGAGGGCAACATCTATCAGCGCTGTCTTGAGGTTGCCTGTCGCCTGCTCAATCGTGAATACCGACCCGGCAACCTTCTCCTGCAACATCGGCGCCCCAGCCTCAAAGGCTCTAAAGAACGCTTCTGAAGATATCTTGCCGTCCACAACAAGGGCCTTGAGCCTCGCGACTGATCCTCCGGCTTCCTTGAGCCCTGCTGCTACAGCCTGGGCGATAGTCGGGACGCCTTCGAGGATTGATCCAAACTCCTCGGCCTGAACTTTCCCTGACCCCAGAGCTTGCCCCAGCTGAGTGAGAGCCCCGCTGGCAGTGGTTGCATCGGTACCCGCCACGCGCAAAGACAAGGCAACGTTGTTCGCAAAGCCAATCAATTCGTCCGATGTGACGCCCAACTCCTTTTGAGCTTGCGCCGCCTTGCCGTAGAGGGTGGCCAGGGTTTCAATGGGGGCGCCGTTGGCGATCGCCGCTTTATTTAGGGACCGATAGACCTTCTCAAGCTCTGCGCCCGACAGGCCAGCGACCTTCAAGGAGTTGTTGATCCGCGTGGCGGCATCCGACAAGGCGCCCATGTTACGAATCAGGTCGTTCGCGAGGAATGCCCCCGCAACGGCTGCTCCTGACTTGATGAAAGATCCCGCAATCGCGGTGCTCGATGCAATGGCTTGCTTCTGGATAGCTCCCATGCGCTGATTGGTGATACGTTGCGCCTTTCTGAGGCTGTTGTCGTAGCCCTTCAGGTCAGCGGAAAGCTGCACCACGAGGCGCTCAAGGTCGGTTGCAGCCATTATTCGAATGCCTTAGCGGTGAACACAAGGTTGGGAGATGGGGATGAGATTTTGGACTGTGTCGCTTATTGCTGCAGGTGGCTTCGCTCTAACGGCGCTGGCTGAAGAGGCCTGTACGGAAATAGCGAACGATCTTGGCCGTCTGGCCTGCTACGATAAATTGTCCGGGAGGACCCCATCGACGTCTTCCGAAACCAAATCCCAGAAGTGGGGTATCCAGGAACAGACGTCGAAATTAACTGACGATAAAACGATCAACTTGGTTGTTGAATCTGACGAAGTGATCAATTGCGGATGGAACAAGGGAGCAAAAATCGCCTTGGTCGTCCGTTGCCACGAAAAGAAGACTGCGTTGTTTTTTTCGACCGGCTGCCACATGACGTCGAGCGAGTACAACGACTACGGAAAAGTCGAGTACCGGAGCTTCAATGGAGAAGCCTCTACCGACCATAAAGCTTTGGGCTTGTGGTCTGGCGGCAAGTCAATTCCCGTCATAAAACAAATGATCGGGGGTACGAAATTGGTTGCCCGAATGACCCCGTATTCCGAAAGCCCATTTACAGCTACATTTGACATCACCGGTCTCGAAGACGCCGCAAAGTCGGTACGCAAGGAATGCGGGTGGTGATCAGCTCTTCGACTCCAACCACTTCCAAAGATCGTCAGCCTCTGCGTTGGACATCTTGTCCTTGGCGCCGTTCGCCTTCGCATACCCATCGAACGCAGCCAGGAACTGCCACATCGACATGTCGTTGACCTGCTGTGGCGTGAAGCCCATTGCGGCGCCAACCCCATAGATCGCCGCGAAACGGATCTTACCGTTCGGCAGGTCGTCTATTCGGCTGCTGGTGTTGGCGCTTCCTGCTCCCCCACGGGCTCCTCCGGAGCGCCGAGAAGACCAGCGGAGAGGATGGCAACGGCAACCGAATGGTTTTCCAACGGCGGGCGGCTCTCGACATAAAAGCGTACCTTCTTCATTGCTTCAGTCGCCGAAAGGCCTCCTCCGATCAAGCCGAGGCGGATCACGTTCGAAATGTCTTCGACACGCCACTGATGCGAATGCAGGCGATGCAGAACCACGTAGGGACCTGCGTTGGTCTTTTCCTGGAGCTCGGCTAACTCACCCCAGCCTAGGCGGAAGGCGAAATCACCGTCCGCCCAAGGGATCGTGATTTGCGCGTTCCGAGCCATTTACGGGGTTACCGCTACTACGCGCGTCATCTTGCCGTCGCTCTGCAGGGAGACATTGCCCGTGACGCGGCGACCGTCCTGCGCACCGGCTTCGAAGTTCTCGACGTGGGCGTTGCCGGTCCATGTGATCGTCTTGGCCGGAAATTCCCATTCGACCTTCAGCGGCACGCTTTCGACGTTGTCGAATGCATCCAACCAGACCTCGACGCTCTCTTCCGCGAGAACACCCTCCCCTGCAATGGTCATGGAGAGAGAGACGGCGTCCCGGCCGAGCCAGTTGACCGCATCCGGGTCGTCGCAGTCCGGAATATTCACCTCCTCGAGGCCTTTGTTCAGCGTCACGTTTCGCTGGCTGAAGCCGCAGGGCGCCGTGTAGACGGTCGGCGTAGCGTCATTGCCAAGGAGGACCCTGACCTTGCCGCCTTTGATGGTTGTCGGATCTGCCATTTGAAGTTCTCCTTTGTGGCAACAGGGGGTGACCCCGCTCACCGAGCAGGGGTGGTGAATTCAGATGTCTGGGTATTCAGCCGCCGGCGGCGACCTTCTTTGCAGCGTCTCTTACGCCCTTGCGCACGATGCGCTTGGCCGATCGCTTGTTTGCTCGCCAGCTGACGTAGAAGAACGGCCTTGCTCTGGTGCCTGGATTCTTGGTGCCGGAAAACTTGCCCCCGTTGGCGCGCGGGGATGTCCCAAACTCCACCCATCGGGCATAGTAGGCTTTGTCATTGCCGGCATAGATGGTGATCGTCAGTCCATCCGCCTTGCCGCCCTTGATAGCTGCCACAGCCAGCGAACCCTTCGGAGCCTTGCCCCAGGTCCATCCGATGCTGTCGCGCAAGGTCCCGTTGTCGACCGGCACGAGGTTCTTCATCATGGCTACGATCTGTTCAGCCGCCCGCTCCATCCCAGCCTGTATTTCGCGCCTAGCTACTTCCGGCAGGCGCCTAAGTTTCCGATTGAGACGATCAAGATTGAGAATTTTCGTCACTGATCGGATCTTCCGTCGAAGGCTTAGCGTCGAGAAGCTCCGCCTTGCCCGCGGCCACGGCCTTGTCAGCGCAATCGCGCTTTACAGTGCCGCTCCAGCCAGCCTCGTAGCCGATGGTCGTGCGGGCCGTCGGCTTGTAGTCAAAATTCGCTATGAACCTCACGCGAGCCATGATGCCTCCTACTCTTCGATGACGGCGGTGACCTGAACCACGCCGTGGGTTGTGATGCCGTCGGGGTCACTGAACACCCGCGCGAGATCGACACGCATCAACACCAGCGCGCCTTCGGTCAGGTCACCCTCGGCGTCGTGCAGTGCGTTCTTCACCGCGTCGACGAGCTTCCGACAGGGCCACTTCTTGCCAGCGTCCCGTGTCCAGCAGTCGATCTGCAGCGTCTCTTCTCTCCCGCGGATGCAGTCCGCATCATCGGGGAAGAAGTCGGACGTCCCAAAGGTGATGTTTGGGAATTCCAGATTTTCATCATCGCCATCAACGATACGATCGCCGACGATGTCGGTCACCGCTTCGTTTGCGAGCAAGCAGGCCAGGACAAGGTCCTGAAACGACACTGAGACGCTCATACCGCCACCCCGCCTTCGACGGTCACTTCCAGAAATCCGCGATCATCGGTCGGAACGATTGCCCGGATGTTGTAGACGGCACCGGTGCGAACATCGCGCATGCGCCAGTCATTCGTGATCTGCGCTGTCGCGGCGCTCTTGCGGATCGTGACCACGACGGGTTGCCTCCCGGCCAAGCGCGCCGCCTGGACGGCTTCACCGCCGCGAAGGAAGCGGAAGTGAGCCCAAGCCTTCACGGCAGCCTCTGGCGTTCCCCAGCCCGTTGTCGTGCCACCGTGACCGTCCGGAGACCGAACCATCGCATCGAAAGCGACGCGCTCATTGAAATTGCTCGGGGGGCTCATGCGACTGCCGGATCACGAAGACGGTAGAGAAGAGCGACGGCCGGGTTCTTCGGGTCGCCCGTGCCGAGGCCGGAAAGTAATTCCGGTGCCGCGCTGTCATCGAGCAGGCTCTTGATCACCAGGATGATCGCCGCCTGAACGCGAGGCGGAACGGTGCCCTCCGTCCAGCCATGGTCAGGTTTCTTCAGGTAGTCGATGACCGCATCTTCGGCCTGGGCGATCTTGAGCTGAATGTCTGAGGTGCGCTCGTCACCTTCGACGAGGTCGAGGCGGAGAGCGAGGTTGACTTGCGGCAGGGTCACGAGCGCCATATCAGACCACCTTTCCGGGGACACCGACGCGAACGGGCTGGTGCGCCTTCACTTCCTTCAGTCCTCCGTCCTTGCCGTCCCGCCCTTTCTTGGCGCACAGGGTCCAGGTGGTGGAACCTTCTCCCGGCTTCTCCTTCGTATCGCTGTCGCAATGCCAAAGGGAGCCGCCCCAGGTGACCGTGTCGCCCCGTTCATATTTTTGCCCATCCTTATAGACGCCGCGGTAGATCATGACGGGGAAACCGAGCTCGACCTTGTAGTCGAGCGTCTTGCCGGTGAAGGACAGCAGCACGGTGCGGCGATCATCCATGACCTTCGCATCGAAGTCCTCAAGATTGAAACCGTCTCGTCCCGGAGCGCCCGGTTCGCCGTCCTTTCCGACGACGCAGCCCAGATTGCGGGGCTCTCCGTTGGTCATGGTGATGATCAGGTTTCCGTCCCGGTCGATGAAGGCTCCGGCCATGCCAACACCGTCTTTCCCGGGGTCGCCATCCTTCGCTTTCGGCAGCGTACCGACACGTTTCTCTACCTCGGCGGAGATCAATGGCGCGATCTCTTCGACAGTCACACTCTTGCCGTCCTGCGGCGCTGGGATCGCAGCAACTGCTGAAATGACCGCTTCGTCGACGAGACCGGCAATGCCGGGCAGTTCCACATGCGGTATCTCAGGTATCTCGATGGCCTCCACCGCAGCCTTTACCGCTGCGAGATCTTCGGACAGGTCGGCGGGCGCTGGGAGAGCGGCAACTGCCTTGGAGACAGCATCATCCACCATGGATTTGATGTCGTTCGGCACCCGCTTGTCTAGCTCGTCCAGTGCTTTCCGGATGGTCGAAAGATCGGCATCGAGTTTGACTGAAACCTTCGAAACGATCTGATCAGGATCAGCATCCTTGCCATCCCTCGGCGCCGGCAGCCGATCGATGCGCCTCTCGAGAGCGGACATCCGCACCTCATAGGCGTCGAAAGACCGCTCAACGTAGGTTTTCACGGCCTCGAAGCCGGCGTCAAACGCCTCTTGAAGGTTCATTATGCGGCCTTTCCAAAATCGCGGCGCCCCGCGAACAAACCCTTGACGCGCTCGGGGTTGAATTGCTTCTCAGGCTCTGGCTTCGGTGGCTCGGCTGCTGGTGCCGGCGCTGGCGCCGTCCCGAACGGATCGGCCTGGGCGTCGCGCTTCGCTAGCGCTTCAAGGCTGAAGTTCTGCTGCTGTAGCATCGGGCTGTCCCCGCCTGCCTTTGGCTTCAGATCAAGCCGCTTGCGCTGCTCGTTCGGAGCCATGATACCCTTTGACTTATCAAGGACTTCCATCTGGGTGACGCTGTCCATCCGCAGCAGATTGTCGGTGTCGAATTCGGTTCCGACCGTCTCGCCCATGCCCAACCCCTCGTCCAGGCAGAGCTCGATCGATTCGAGCAGCACCTGCAGGCACTGCGAATAATATTCGACGTTGAGGCTCTGGACGTTGTTGTTTGTCGGCATAGGGCCGAGGCCGATCTTGTACGGCGGAACGTGGTAGGTCGAGCAAACGACCTCGCCAGACCACTTCAGCTGCTCGATGAGCTGTGAATCAGTCGCCTTCGCCTTCATCCCTTCGTACTTCAGGCCGTCGCCGAGAACGGCAACCTTGCCGGAGTTCTTGCCGGAGAAGTTCGTATTCCAATGCGCCTTAAGGCGTTCCGCCGTCTCGTCAGAAATTGCGCCCGGAGCCGTCAGGATGCCGCCAGGCTGAGCCCCATTCTGGAAGAACAGGGCGCTGTCGTTCTGGATGGCAAGGCCTTGCATGGCAGCGAGGCCGCCGGCGAAGATCGGCGACAAGCCGACCAGCGGATGGAAGAAGCAGTTGAACCGATCGTGGATGATCTCGCGCGCCGGCACGATGACACTCTGCTCGATCGAGGCGAGCGGGTCCTTGCTCAGCTGATAGAAAACGCTGCCATCGTCCGACACGAGAGGCGTGACGAGGCTCGGGTCCAGCACATAGAGCTTCTTCACCACGCCGCGGCCGTCCCGCTGCTTCAGGATGTAGGCGTTGCCGCGCTGGAGCTTCGAGAGGACCCAGCCTTCCATGAACTGGATGCGGTTCTGAAAATCGTTCGGCTTGCGCAGGACGGGCGAATAGGCGGGATTAGTCGTCTCGCTCCAGATACCATCGCTGTCCTTCTGCACCAGCTTTATGCGCAGCTTGGCGATGTCGGAGGCAATCAGAGTGCGGCATGCGAAGTCGGCATGGTTGGATAGAACGGAATCAAACTTGACCTCGACGTTCTGCTGCCATGCGCCGGGGAAGGATTCGAGAATCCGGTACCAACCGCCACGCCCTTGATTGACGGACGACATGGCTTTCTCTGCGCGGCGGTGCGTGATCTCCATGCCGAACAATCGCATCAGCAAATCCTATTCCTGTTTATGTTCGGGTGTTGTGGTGATGGCCGCAGGCGCTGCGGGTAATCTGGGCTTCGCCTCGTGCTTAATGAGGATCATTGGCTATCTGCCAGAAAGGAGACTCTGCTATGGTTGCGGTACCGACCGGCGATGGCACGCCAGCCGGTACCTGACATCACCCCGCGATACGAGCACGAGGAGACGATTGCATGGGAATTCCGCGATTTAGAGGGCGACTTGCCGCCTATGACTTTAGCCCTGATGGGACCGACGCCACGATCGGGATTGACGCGTACGACAAGAGATTTGCATTTGAGATCGCGGTTGAACTGATCCCCGTTTTGATTGCCAACTTGCGGCGCATTGCTTCGGATGCGGAAAAGGCCCGATTGCGGGCGAATCCCGACGCCCAGTTCAGAGCGGTGGCTCCACTGGTTCCGGAAGGCGTCGGGGTCAACCGGGATAACACGGACGGAACGATACAGCTCATTTTTCATGTTGCTGGCGCTCCGGAAGCGTATCAGTTGCACGAAGAGACTGCTCGGACGCTGGCGTCTCACATACAGCAGACGGCTGATGAGCCATGGACGCCTGAGAAGCTTCAATAAAGCGGGCACTTCTGAGTGGCATTTTCTTGATAACAAAGTTTGGATAGTCCGCGTCCTTCATGGCGTGGTTTCCTTGGGCCAAACGGTGGGCTGGTTTAAAAATGGAACCGGGGGATGCTATAAAAATCCTTGACGCCTGGGATGCGAAGCTGGCTGGAAGGCCTCTAACGCCGGGGGAGGAAAGAATATTGCTGAGATATCGAGCGATTGCCCAGAGCATGGACATGAGGGTGTACGACATGCTGATTCAAATCGGCGACGAGCCGGATGACGTCTAAAGAAGCTATCCAGCTGTGCGCCGAGGCAGCGGCCGCGACCGCAGCGGCTTGTCGTCAATCCTTCGGTTCTTCAGCGAGCTTTTCGGTCAGCGTCATCGCATCCCAACCATGGAACGGTCGCTTGCCGAACTTCTCAGAATACTTGGTGCGGAGCGTGGTCAGATCATCGCTGGGCTTTACAGACGGTGATCCGCCTTTTTTGCCGTCGCTGTCGTGGTCAAGCGGATCGGCGGCAATCACATCAGAACGCTCATAGCCGAGCTTTCCGAGCACGCGCGCGAACCGCGGGTCGCTAGCTGTGAGGGCGCGGGTCATGTAGCTCGACTTTTTCATTGCCGTCTCCTTACTCGGTGAGAAAGAGCCACCCCCATTTGAATGGGGATGGCAGTCGTCTTGATCTGGTCGATCACGGGCCTACAGGTTCAGGCTGACCCCATGTCGCGCCGGTGAGAATCGCGACGGCGGTCGGGCGACGGCGCGCCCAGTTGATGAACCGTTCGACGCGGAAGGCCACACTGTTGGTCTGGAACATGGAAACCAGCGAAGTGGCACCGGTTGGCGTGTCCGAGTTGTGCGCCGGGTTGTCGGCCATCTCCAGCGATGCCTCGCGGGACATGTCGACCTGAATGCCTCCTTCATCCGCCAGATAGATGTCGCTGGCGTTCGCTAGAACAACGGTTCCAGACGGGATGTAGTCGGAGACGATCACCGGCATGCCGGCAAAAGTTCCGCCGTTCATGGAAATGCCGGGGAACTCAGGCTGACCGAGAGGATTGGTCATCATCGACAGGGCAAGAGCCGTAGTCGAGCCCATGATCCAGACACCGCTTGTCGGCGCATTCTGCGCCGCGATGAACGTTGCCATGAGGGCTCGGATGTCGGTGCGGATTGCGTCAGCGTCACCGCCAGACGACACGACCGCAGTCAAGCCATTGGTGATGGAAGCCGGAGAGACGCCTGCAACTGCAGCCTTAGCCGGGTTGACGAAGTCCGTATCGAGCCGAGCAGCGATTGCCGCGGCCAAGCTGTCACGCAGGAGGCCTTCAGCAGCCGGCGAAGCCCGACGCAGAAGCTCTTCCGTCACGACCGCAATGTTCGCGACCTTGTAGATGTCGAGGATATTGCGCTCGAAGCCGAAGCTGGTGAGCGGCTTGGCCTTGCCTTCGCCCACCCAGTAGCCCTCGCCGCCTTCGGTCTGCCCGACAAGCGGGACGTTGAAGGGGACATTTCGGAGACCTGGAACACCATTCTGACCAAAGCGGCCCAGGATTGTACGCGGACGAAGGTATTCGACAAAGTCGGCAATCACGTCGGTGCCTTCACCAACGAGGGCGCCGGCCCAGTTCCCTTCTGCCGTGGTTCCCGCGGGGACTGCAGCCTTCATGACAAGACCGTAGACAGCCGAGTCCTCGCCATACAGCTCCTTGGCAACCGTGCGGACGCTCTCGCCATCCAGTTTCGCCAGAGCTTTGACCTTGGCCAGCCGCGCAAACCCGATGCCCTTTTCCAAGGCGGGAGCCTTGATCTGGACAGCGGAACGAGCAGCAGTGCCTTCAGCAGCGGTTTTGCCTGCGACAGGCTTTGCGCTGGCAGCTTGGCTCTTTTCCATGAGGCGCAGACGCTTCAGGTCGCCATCGATCGCTTCGACTTCCTGAGCGAGAGTGTCGAATTCTTCCTGCTCGGCCTGGTCGGTCGAACGGCCTTCATCCATGGACTTCTGCATGACTTCTGCCATGCGCGCGGACTTCGCGTTGCGCGAAGCCTCCAGAGCAGCGATCTGCTCGGCAATCGTCTTCATTTCAATGCCCTCCTTGGGGCGCAGGTTGACGGGGTTGTGGGATTTTCCCGAAGCGCCGGGAGGGGTCTTCGCTGGGCGCTCGATGGTGCCGGTCGCGGCAGGAGCGTTCGTGTCGAAGGACTTGATGAGCGCGACACCGGCCGCGTCCATGTTCTTGATGCTCGTCATCACCGCTTCCGGCTGGGCCGGGATGGTGACGGCGGAAAGCTCGTAGACCTCGGATTCGGCGAACTTGATGCCACCGTTTTCCATGAAGCTGTATTCGACGGCCCGGAATCCGATCGAGACGGCGCGGACCAGGCCGAGCTTGATAGACTGCCACGCCTCGTCGATGCGATCCTTGAGGGTGCCGGGCTCATCCATTACTGGGAGCTCGGCTTCGAATGTGATGCCATCCTTGGTCGGCGGATCGAATTTGACGGTGCCGATCGGCTTGCGCGCGTCGTGCTGCCAGAGGAACGGCATCGGGTTCGTGAACTTCACACCCAACGGCTCCACGATATCGCCAACGCGGTCAACGGCTGGCGTCGTGGCGATACCGCGGATGATCCGCTTTTCCTCGTTCACTGTCTTGATCGTCAGGAACGAGTATGCGCGGCGCGTCACTGTCATGACGTCCTCCATTCATCAAAGGGTTTCGGGGTGGTCAGCCGACGACCAGCATCTGGTATTGCGGCTTTCGCTTTGGTTCCGGGTTCCGGCTCATCACCGTGACCGCGTTGAAGAGCGCCATGGCGAGGTCGATCTTGGCGTCGCCAGCATTCTGCTTGGTGGCTCGTATGGCCGTGGCCGTCGGCTCGATCTTCAGGTTCGAGACGCACCACTGCATAAGGCCGGCACCCGAGTGGCGCAGCGTCCCGTTTGCGAGCTTCCGTTCCGTCGTTTTGATGGCGTTCATCAGCTGGTAGCCCTGCGGCACGCCGATCAACATTCCCTCTTCCTGTGTGACGCCGATCTCGTCGAGCGCCTCGACCATCTCACCAAGGCCGGCCGGGTCGACTGCGACACAGGCAAGCAAGCCGGCGTCCTTGATCTGGGCGATGATGCCGACGATCTCCGAGATATCCGCCAGTTCGTCATCGACAATCGTCAGTTCGCCGTCGTTCTCGAACGTTTTGAGCTTCGTGGCGATGGACTGGCGCCGCTTCAGCACGCCGTGATGGCACCAGCCATGAACCCAGCATAGCCACTCCCGCGTATTGCTGTGACGTCCAACGACCGCCAGTCCGAACAGGTCGTCGAGACCGCCCCCATCCAATCCCGGTACGATGACGTCGCAGTTCGCAAGCAGATAGTCGAGCGTGATGATTTCGCTGGCGCGACCGTTCCAGAGGTCGGCGCCCGGCCACCTATTGGCGCGCAGGTTCATACCGATCTCGACATTCAGGTGCTTTGCAAGGAATGTAGCGAGCGTCGTTCGATCGCCAGCCAGTTCCTTCGTCATTTCGTCCTGCAACCACTCCTGGCTGACTGATCGACCGAGGTTTGGGTTGGTGACATAGAAGTTCGCCGGGTCTTCGTATGCCTTCGCCTTGATCATTTCGCGCGGAAACTCGTAGATCACCGGCAAGAATTTGCGGTTCTCTATGACGCCATCCCGGATGTTTCGGGCATAGTCGAGCTTGGCTTTGAACACGCCGGCCGGCGGCTCGTCGCTCTGCGTCGACAGTGTGATGATGAAACCTTCCGGCCGTGAGACCAACCCCCCTGTGGCTTCACGCAACATCGCATCCGCATTCGGCCGCTTGCCGAAGACCCAGAGCTCGTCGATCAGTATCCGGCCGGACTTTTTCCCCGAGACCGTGTCGGTATCCGCGGCGACGACTTTCAAGACGGCATCGTTGCCGAGATGCTTGATCGTCCGAAGATGATCCTGGACGACGAGGAACCCGCCTTCATCGGCGATGGCATCCAGTTCCGGATCTGCGCGTACCATCGCGGCGGCGGGCTTATAGCTGTTCTGCGCGACCTCGATCGTTGGCGCCAGGATCAACAGCTCTTCATTATGCCGCCAGTTGACGATCAACGCCGTCAACATGATCGCAGCGGCGATGGTCGACTTGGTGTTCTTCTTGCTGATCAGCAGAAAGAACTCCGTAATAAGCTGCTTTCCCGTCTCTGAGTCGTAGGCGCCAAAGATGGCGGAGACGAAATCGAATACCCACTCGTCGCTCACCTCACCGAAGGTCGGTTGCCCCGGTAGATCGGTGACCTTTAGCGCTTTAAAGACGCTCAGCGCATATTCCGCCTCGCTCGGAAAAAGCGGCTGAAACGGGATAAGGGATCGCCGCGATACGATCCGCTTGTCCCAGTCAGGACAGGCCGTCGTCCAGTGCAACGTCACTTGTTGTCGACCACCAGTTTCGGGCCGGGCCGTTGCGCGAATTTGCCACCTCCCGCTGCCGCCGCAGCTGCTGCATTCTTTCGAGCAGCCTTTTTGCCTGAAGGTGCGGAAGCTTCCGACAGCGTCTTCAGCGTAGCGCTGATGTCCTTTAGCGTTTTTGCACGCTCGGCCAAGGAGATTGCCTTCAGCAAAGCCTGGCGCCGCCGGCTGTCGCTCTCCTCAGCACAGATCATGTCTTCCAGCTCGCCGTGCAGTGAAGTCACGGCGTCGAGCTCATCCATCATTCTGCCGGCAATGGCTTTGCCCTTTTCGGAAAGATCAGCGGGTGTTTCCACCACCTCGGTCAACCTCTCGACCCGCTCCCGTCGATCGAGATGCTTCGGCTGCGTTGCCCGGGTCCAGTTGTCAGCCTTGGCCCGCTTGTTGATCGCTGTGTGGGAAACGCCGTACCACCGGGCGATATCGCGGACGCTCATGGCGCCTGCGCGGTAGTCCGTTTCAATGCCTTGCCAGTCGATGGGCTTATTTTCTTTTGCCATGGTTTCCACTCTGGTTTCCGGATGGAAACTCTCCGATGAGAAAAAATCTCTCGATGTGGGGGACGCGGGTCCGGCCGCCGAAGGGGGCTTTAGGCCGACATACCCCCCCCCCCTGGGTGGTCGATCGGGCCCTCGCCGCCCTCAGCCTGCCTGCTCTGCCTCGCCGGCCCTGAGCGGCGACGTCTCCATCCTGAAGGCGAGCCCGATGATCGACAGCTGAAGGATGGATCGGTCATGGCCGTCCTGTACCACCTGGGCACCGACGACACCGGGTATAGGTTTGCCGTCGAGGGTCAGCCGCATCCGTCCGTCCTCATGGTGAGTGACGACGAAGCGGGCCTCGCCGGTCTTGGGGATGGACATGTGCGAACCTACTTGACCGGAGCGGCGGCGTCGGCACCGTTGCCATTGCTGTTGTCGATCTCGATCAGTTCGACCGCCTCATCAACAACGAGGCGCTGCTCATCAATCCGCTTCGGTTCCTTGCCACCATCCTTTGGGGCGACGAGGTACTGGTCGCAGCCGGTGATGTAGGTAGCGCGGCCGGTGACGACGCCTGAGAAGTTGACGATGCGGTCAGATGCAAATGCGCCGAGCTTAATCATGGAGGTCTCCTATTACTCTATTGCTGCCTTGCGCTCCTCGGCCTGGATGAGACTGTCATGGATGCGCTTGGTCACCGTCTCGATGTTGTTGATGTCCCAGAAGAGGGCCGGATCACCGTGGTGCGGGGTCTTGTGGTTGGCGACTGGTGAGTTGGGATCGTTGCCAGTGCCCGCGCACATCTCGCCACTTCGCTGGCAGGTGTAGAGGTCCCGCTCGAAGGCCTGGCGTCTCAGCTGCTCCCACCGTTCCGTTTTATACCAGGCGCGCCATGGCTGGGTGTTGCGGCGGTACTGGTCCCGAGCCTTCTCTCCCTGCATCCTGCCGACCAACGGCTTGATCGTAGCGACAAGGGGCTTGATCGTCCTCACCTTGGCCATTGCACCGATATCCACTGCTGACGGGTCGTTCCTTGCCGAACCTTCTCAGCCCTCCGTGGTTGTGGACGGTCGGCACGACGTTCTGGAGGAAAGACATGACAGAACCCGCACAACGCAGCGTGATCAGGGAAATCACTGCTGACGGCTATCTGATCACCACAATCGAGAATGGGAAGGAGATCCGAACGCGGCTCTTTATCGATCGAGATGAGGCTAACACCTACCTCGTAGAGGAACGTCGCCGAATGGGCTTGCCTGATCGAGTTCGCCCCACTCGCACGGTCCGCCGCAATTGACCCTTGGGCGCTGGCGGATGCCAAGCGCTCTCCTGCCTGGGACCTTCCGGTCACATTAACCATACTGACGATCGATTGAACCTCTTCGGAACAGGCGAGGTATAAGCAATTAACCGTACCGTCAGGAGGAATTGCTTATGAGCTTCGTCCTACAGAAGCACCAGCAACAAGTGCTCGACGCGGTCCAAGCCTATCGGTCGGAGATTGAAGAGATCGAGGCCCACGTCCGCATGAGGGCAATGTCCAACAATGTTAGCGATTCTGAGCTGGCCTTGCTTCGACGTCTGAAGGACGAAAAATCCCAGATCCTTTACCGCTACGAAAACTTGGTTGAGGCCTTCAAAGCCGTGCTCGGAGACATCAACCTCGCTGCGGAGTGAGGCGCGCGGGCTGCATTCAAGGCGACGGAACTTCGACGCGCGAAGCCAGTTAGCTGCGAATGAAAAACTCAGAACGCAACGCCAGCGCCCGCACGATCAGGTTCGTCCTGGCGATATTCGGCATCGCCGTTTTGATAACGGCGATATATTTGGTCCTGCTGATGCCGAGAGAACCCCAGGAAGGTCAGACGCCACCGCACGCCATCAATCAAAGCACTCCATGAACGCGGCGAAAGGCTGAACGCCTCAGTTTGGGGGGATCCTCAAATTGAGAGGGGCTTCCGCCCGGGGAAATTGGCAAATTTTCGGAAGAGTGCTCAGCCCGCTGACCGATCCGGCTATACTGACGGCCTGAATGGCCGTGAAGACCTTGAGCATCAGGTTCGGATGTTCACCGACGTCATCAATGATATGAAAGCCAGGCAGGCTACAGCTGGCCACTGTCAGCGCGTCGCCGACTACGAGCAGATCGTCGCAGAACTCAAAGCAGCTCTCGCTGCGATGGCTCCGTCGCGTCTGCATTAAAATTCGGAAGCTTACACTCCCTTGGGGAATCAGCCGAAATCGCCTTGCGAATAGTCGACGTAAATTGATCCGATGGTCTTTCCAACGCTGTCCTTCACTTCATGGAATCCGTCATCGAATTCCCCTAGTTCGACGCGATCAGCGAGAGCCCGCAAGGTATCAGCAGCCCACTTATTGTTAACTGCAACGGTCGGACCGGTGATATTCAGTTCAACATCACATTTCAGATATTGTGTGAATTCGGATTCATCGTCCACGGGCGGCCCCCTCACTTCCTACAACCCAATGTATAAGAGAAGAACGCGCCACCTGACAAGCCAGGGGCTGTTGGCGCATTGGCCCGATTTCCAGCCCCTCGACTCTTTCAACGCGGATGCGATCTCGGGGCTGAACAAAGCGCAGGAAATGCACCCAGATAAAATATTGGGTACTTCTACGCAGATTTAATTAATCTCAGCGTGCCATCTGGCGAGCTCGCATACATCTGCAAAGCGCCCTCCGGCAAGATTCCCCTAAGCTTATCGGCATATTCTGCCGCCACCCTGGGCTCATTGGCTGGGAGTATGGAACTCAGCGCTGTTCCAACATCTGTCAAAATATAAACCGGTATTGAGGGCGTGCCGTCATTATTCGAAAGTATCTCGTTACTCCCGTAGTCGATCGCAGTATCTTGGGGGATGGCTAAAGCTACACTGCCGAACGGCGAAATCCAAAGCTTCTTTCCCGCAGTGGTGGCCGCCGAACCAAATAGTCTAGACTGGCCTCCAAATCCGGGGTCTACAAGCAAGCCAGCACCAACCAGTTTCAGGGTTGTGTTAAAATCCAAATCCGGGTTCATCAGCGGCTTGATCAAAACATCACCTACCTGATAACGCATGAGCGTTTCGAAAATCCGCGCGGTCTCACCATCCAGTTCATCTGTTGTACGTAATACCTTCGAACTGAAAGTCCCTGGTTTCCTGATTTCACCAGCTAGAATGCGACCCCACCGTTCTCTAAGTTGCTCGGTTGTTGCAGTTTCAGCATAGCCTTCAAATCGCCCCATAAACTCCTCGCTTACGAGTTCGGGTCCCGACGCAGCCTGCTCATCGCTGGGAACATTCTGGCGTAAGTCTTCTACGGCCGCCCCGACAACAGCATCCTTGTTGATCTGGGCCTGCGCTATTTTCTTGAAATGGTTTTCGAATGCTCGCTTGGCGAATTCGTCGTCCAGCCCCATGCGCTCTACACCGTACTTTGCAGCAGCTTCTATCAAAGCGCGCTCTCCTTCAATGTGAGCGCGCCGCCGAGAGAGGCCCCCTTCGAGTAGGACATTGCCCCAGTCGGCGACATTCCCAACAAGGCGGTCGATTGCCGCAACAGTTCTACTTTTGGCAGCGGCTTTCACGCCAGTTTCCGTTATTTCGGCGGAAACAGATGTCTCAGTGTTCAGATGATCCTCGGCCATGATCGGTCCTCCTTCCGGGATACGATCACGCACTGTCCGATTCTCTGCAACCAGTGATGCTAAAATAGATTGCGTCTTGCTCAAAGGACGCGCCCAAGCTCGCCTTGTGGGCCGGGAATAAGCGGAGCCGCCGGGTGCGATACAAGAATTGCCCGATGTTCTGAGCTACTTAGGACGCTTGGGTAATCAACATCGGACAATATTTCGGATTGGGCGCTCGGGCCGCGACCGACCCGGCTATGGAGCCGGCGAGTATTCCATCGTCCGCCAGACGCTCCGCAAATCGCGATGAGGAATAAATACCTTCTCCTCGAAAAACAATCAAGTCGCCTCTAGCTGCTTCCTTTCGAATTCCACAGGCGTCATTCTCCCGAAAAGATCGAGCAACGCTGATATTGTGCCACGCGCCGTGACTTCCTTGATGACCGCGCTGAGGCCAATGAAACATCCATCGGTAACGCGAAATTCGCCGCCTGTAGGAAACGATTCCTCAAGTTTCGCGATTCGCTGCTGCTTCGAATGTTCGAGCCGGTCGAATTCGCCGTTGATCTGGTCCGTATAGATCGCCTGTATCTCGTCTGGGTGGATCGCTAGCGGCTTCTCACCCCCCAAATACCGAACCACGTGATCCCGGATCAAATGCATCTTGTCACGGCTAATCGAGACAAACGCGTAGCCTGGCAGCGCAGGATACTCCCGGGATCTGATTTTATGCGTCCGATGGTTTTTCACCTCCCATCGCCCGTAGGGGACATAGCTGCGGAAGTAAACATCATTCCGCCCGCAGATCCGCTCCATCTCGAAGGCTGCCCCCAACTCATCGCCAGGCATCACCTGGGCAACAAACCAGAACTCGAGTCCTGCCAGATAGGCGCCAACGCATCACGGATATCGGTCTGGTTGATATCGGCGATCGGGATCTTGCCGAGCTTTGGGAGAATGTGGAGTTCAAGCGGGCTGAACCATCGGCCGGCGACCCCGTCACCTTTCAGTTCGGCCTTGCGGCTCTCGAAAGCGTCCTTGGCGATCTCTTTGAGTAGATGCAGATTGCGAGCCGCTTCTCGCCGGAGCCGATCCCGTTCCTTGATCGGATCAATATCTTGCCGCGCGATGGCCCGCCATTTTGCGGCTTCATCCCGAACCTCTTTCAGAGTAATCTCTGACGAGGAGCCGAGACCCATCTCGCGGCGCCGCCCGTGAACGGTGATCCGTAGAACCCACTGGCCGCCACCGTCTTCGCGTTTGTGTAGCCAAAGGCCGCCGCCGTCAGAGTACTTCCCGGGACCGGAATTCTTGATGCCGAGGGCCGTCAGCTTGTTCAATTCCCGCCCCATCCATCCCCCTTTCTATCCACCTTTGAAGGTGAGATTCAATGGCTTCGGACGGTACAGGATGATACGAGAACAAACAAGGAAGACCCTTACTGTATAAGGGGTTTGGCGTGCTTTGATGCGGGCTGAGAGTCGGTGATATTCGATTCCTGTGCCGGCACGGGGCACCACATTTCCTGGAAGCTTTGATATGGTTGCGGTCTTTTCGGCGCAACGAGTGCGTGCGCGGGCTCGCTTAAATTAAGCCGTTCAAAGCCACAATTTCCGGGAAACCCGACTCGGATGGCGAACAAGCTGGCATCAATCATTGAGAAAAATGGCGCACCCGACAGGATTCGAACCTGTGACCTTTGGAATCGGAATCCAACACTCTATCCAGCTGAGCTACGGGTGCTAACCTGAAAGGCGATGACTCGCCTCCGTCCGATGGTGGTTCTTAACTCAGGATGTAGCCCGCATCAATCGCCAATTTGCGATGGGCACAAATGATCCGATGGCGATACTCTGTTTTCCTCGAGGCAAGGGAGTCTTATGGCTTCCGGCCCGCGGCTGTCGGGGCGACCATTCAAAATAATTTGTCTTACGGCGCGGGGCCATCTGCTCTAAGTGAGGCCATGGCGTCCCGGCCGGTTAAAAATGCATATCAGGAGAGGCGCATGGCGCTGACAGCTTCCACACCCCGTTCCCGTGCCGGTATCGGCTATGCCGTCGTCTTGACCCTCGGGATGGCGGCGACCGTCGGGGGGGCGCTCGCCTTCCAGTATATCGGCGGTTACATCCCCTGCGCGCTCTGCCTCCTGCAGCGCAATCCTTATTATTACGGCATCCCGGTCGGCATCCTGGCGATCGTCGTCGCGGCGATCGGCCTGCCCGCCTGGGTCACCCGTGCACTGCTTGTCGTCATCGGAGTGATGATGCTGGTCGGCGCCGGCATGGGCGTCTATCACTCGGGCGTCGAATGGGCCTTCTGGGAAGGTCCGGCAAGCTGCGGCGGCGGCGCGGGCGTCACCACCAATGCCGGCAGCCTGCTGTCGGACCTGAACACGGTGCATGGCCCGTCCTGCACGGAAGCTGCCCTTCGCGTGGCTGGCCTCTCGTTTGCCGGCTGGAACGTGATT